ATATTCAAACTATCAGACTTCTTAATTTTATCAATGGTTAAATCAATTTCATTCTTAATCTCGTTTTTAATAGTCTCTTTATCAATCGCCTTTTCAATAGTTGGTTTTAATTGCTCAATAAGCCGTTCAGTAGAAATTATAGAAATATAATAACCAATAAAAACACCTATAAGCACTGATATTAAAGTCAGGCCTAAATTCTCAGTAGTATTTTTCCAGTTAATCATAATCTTTTATATGCTAATAAACGTGCTACAGGGTATGCTGAAATTTTAACCTGGTTACTTTGATTTCCTCCAAGTACATAAATCCAATTTTCAGTTTTACGAATAAAAATCCCTACATGACCTTTCCAACTTTCTTTACTTTCTCTCCAAAACACAACAGCATCTCCCAATTCAGGTGTTTCAACTGTGCTTCCTACCTTTAACCAACTTCGTGCATCTAATTTATTTGTGCGCTCTACTTTTGCCTTTAACGCCACCCAATTCATAAAAGCACTACACCACGATGTTTCATCTTTTAATGCTGCTCCATCAAAACCAATCTCATTAAAGTATTTTAATACTTCAGGATTGTCTCGCTTCCCGGTAATTTCTTTAATACCGTATTGACTGAGTGCTATATTTATAATTGTAGTATTCATAACATAATTCCCCCGCAAGGGAGCAGCTCACTTGCAATAAGTGAAAGCTGCCAGGTTTATATTTTTATGCTTGCTCTCCAGAGATGATTGCTCCTTGCCCTTTGGTACTTGTAGGGATTGCAATAAAGTACAATCTAAAGCCAACTACCGTTTCTCTGTTTTCAGGATCTGTAGATGCATCTCTTTGGTAACGCTTAACAGTTCCTCTTGCTTTTGCAGTTCGCTGAGCTAAAAAGAATACTGAAGCTTCAACTCCAGGAGTTGCAGAACCGAATGCAATTTTTGCTAACGTAGTCTTATCGTAAACAGGAGAATAAATATCCTCGTACATTTCAAATCCAACATAGTTTTGCGTAATTGCTCCTGTTTTATGGTTGTTATATTGCACATTTAAGGCTTTGTCTTCCAACAATAGATCAGCTACGTGATCTGCGCACAATACTAATATTCTACCTTTCTTAGGTATTTTTAATTTATCAAGTGTTTTCTTGTATTCAACCAAATCATTATACGTTAATCGCAATCTAGATCCAACGCCTCCAACAGCTGCTCCGGTTGTTTTAATAATTGGCGTATCAGTCGTATTTCCAACTGGCGCTAATGAATGTAAAGCGTGTTCTTGTGTTCTCTCTTCAAGAGTCTCTCTATGTTGTGCTTGAACGCTTCCTGGTTTATCGTAAGGTAATGCATATAACTCGTCATCCGTTATTTTAGTATTCGTAGTATCATACTTAAATAATGAAATAGCTGTACTTGTATCAGTACGTTGAGACACAGTTATAGGATAGGTATTATTATCAATTAACACATCAGGATCTGCTCCTATTTCATTTAATTTAATAACATCGTTACCAACCCATTTGTTTTTACTTGGTACTCTATCAAGCCAAGTTCCACTATGGCGGAAATGCTTAATTAACTCTCTCTCTGCTAATTCTTTTTTTGCAACAGCTGCAAATGCTAATGATGGAGCACCTCCATTTTGTATAATCTCAAGCGAGTTACTAACAAGCTCATGATTACCAGTGCTGTTAAATGCGTATCCTGTTATACCAACAAACAAGAATGCTAAAATAATTTTAAGGTATTTTTTCATGGTTTCTATTTTTCGTTTTTAAATTCTTTTTTTTTACGCCTTTTTTCGCTTTTTAACGATTACTCTTTGTAATGAGCGTCTATTAATTCTTTTTGCTTTGCATCAGCCAATTTCTCAAAAGCTTCAGGAGCTTTCTCTTGGTAATCTGCAAATGTCCATTTCTCACGTCCTTTTTCACCTTCAGCTGTTAATCCAGGATCAAGGCCTTCAGAAATTGCAGTAATAGATTTCATTCCTGAGATAAAAGATTCAGCAGCTTCATAATTAGCTTCCGCCATTTTTTCTAACTGAGGGCGTTGCTCTGCAGTAATTTTTTTATCTTTTTCAGCACCATCTAACAATGCTTTTACTTTGGCTGCTTTGTTAGCCTTTTCTTGATCAGCTGCAGCTTGTACAAGTCCGTCAGCTTTTGCTGCAGAGTCTTGAAGAGCTTTAATCTTTGCATCGACTTCAGCTTGAGTTGCTGTAGATGGTAATCCCAACTGAACAGCTAATACACTTAATTCCATATGTTTATTTTGATTTTGATTATTCTCTATTTTTGGTATGTTTGGAGCACCACAAGCCACTAAAAGCATTCGTGCAGATGCATCTATTTTCTCGTCTTCATTTTCAATAGCATCTATCAATCCTTTTTTAAGGGCTTCTTTAGCAGTCATCCAGTAATCACCTTTAACCCATAGTTTCTCAACTTCGGCCTCTGTAATTCCCATTTTTGTAGCATAGGCAGTTTTATAATCCTGGGTAATATTTTTAATCAACTTTAACTCTGCTTCAATCTCATCTTCATTTCCTGAAGGATTGCCCATTGGTTTATGAATCATAAATTGAGAATTACGTTTGGCAGTACTATGCCATTGTGTTAAAAAGTAACTTCCTGCAGAAGCTGCAACAGCTCCTACTCTTATTTTAACAGCTGTAAAATTGTCTTTTATAAGGTTTACAATCTCATTAGCTTCAAAAACATCGCCTCCAGGTGTATTAATGTAAACTTCAGCGTTGGTAGCACCATCTTTTTTAAAACCTTTAATTGCAGCTTCAACATCCATACTAGATGCTTTGTTCCAACTATATATAGAGCCTTTAATTCCTATATAGGCAGTATTACCTTTTTTAACCGCTGTAATCTCTAAAGGTGTTTTATTAGAGCTTGATGACACTATTTGAAGCGCATTTTTTACCATATTCATATAGCAAAATTGCGTTTCCCTATTAACTTATAAAAATTGTAATCCCATCATGGGTGATATACGTACCCATAATGGGTGATATACGTACCCATGATGGGATTACTATTTCAGAATACAAGTAGATTAGTACAATTTTGTACCATAATGGCAAAAGACAAAGAACGCAGATTGGCAAAAGAATTGTTTTTACAAGGTAAAACACAAAAAGAAATTGCACGACTATCCAAAGTTCAAGAAAAAACTATTGGTGAATGGGTTAAAAAGTACGGTTGGCGCGAAGAACGTGATGCTAGATTTAACAGTGCTAAATCTCATACAGAATCTTTAAAAAAATTAATTGGTAAACTTACCGAAAGAAGATTAGATCTAATAAGATCTATGGATAAAGCCCAGCAAGAAAATAACGATGATACATACGATTCTTTGCAAAAAAAAGCCAATACAATTGCCGATGAAGTTTCTAAATACAACAAAGCTTTACAAAGCTTAGATAAAGAGAACAGAATTTCTTTAGCTGTTTATATTAATGTAATGGAAAGCATCTTTAATTCGGTACAAGTATATAACGCAAAATTATATATGGAATTATTAGATTTTCAAGACAATCACCTTACCGAGGTAAGTTTAAAATTAGGATAATGTATAATAAAATAAAATTAACGTTTAAACAGCGTTTAAATACTTGGTGGAATTTTAAAGTAAAAATGTTTCAGCTTTGGTGGTTTAGTGCTCCAAAATACCAGAAAAATTTAGAAAAAGGTATTTACTATTTACGAAAAGGTGCCATATTTCAAGTTGGGCAACCTTTTAAAATCAAAGATAAACATACAGGTAAGTTTAGAACTAGATACATTGATAATCTCTTTTTTAATTTTAAACAAAATACCATAACTCATAAATTCTCAGACAGGCCAATTAAAGGATATACAGAAAAATTTGAAACAAGAAGATAAAATAGCGTTAAAACGATACCAGGAAAAATTAAAACTTGTTAGGTCATCTGGCGGAGCCGTTAACCCTAATGAAACTAAGGCCGAAAAACAAGCACGTATTGAACGTGCTAAAAAAGATGTGCTATTTTTAGTGCAACATTATTTTCCGCATTATGCAACTTCACAAAGTGCTAAATTTCAAATTAAATCTGCAAAGGATACGCTAAAAAATCCTACTGAAAAAAAGTTCGACGAATGGGGCCGTGGATTAGCGAAATCGGTTTGGAATAACATTATAAAGCCATTTTTCTTACATATTAATAACCAAGCACATTATATGGTTATTGTAACTACCAGTAAAGATAGAGCTGAAGAATTATTAGAGGATTTAAGAGCCGAATTTGAAGGTAACGAACGTATTAGTAACGATTTTGGCATACAACACAATCCAGGCCAATGGGAAAAAGGGTTTTTTATTACAAAAAATGGATTTATTGCTAAAGCATTAGGCGCTGGGCAATCCGTAAGGGGTTTGCGGGTTAAAGCCCAGCGACCTAATTATATTGTAGTGGATGACCTTGAAACTAAAGAAACCATTGCAAATCCTAAACGACAAAAAAAATTAGCCAACTGGATTGAACGCGATTTAATACCAACAATGGACGGTAAAATTCGCCGATTTATGTATGCTAATAACCGTTTTGCTCCTGTAATGATTCAAACCATTTTACAAGAGCGCCATCCTAAATGGAAAGTACATCATGTAAAAGCGTATGATGCAACTACTTATTTACCTACTTGGCACCAAAAATATCCAGCTAATTATTATAAAGAAATAGAAGATGAAATTGGTACCATAGCTGCACTTGCTGAATATAACAATGAAGCCCATATTGAAGGTGAAATTTTTAAAGAAGAGCATATTCAATGGAGTAAATTACCAAAATTAAATAACTTTAAAATTATAATTGCGCATTGGGACGTTGCTTTCGCAGGCTCTGCTACTTCCGATTTTAATGCGGTAAAAGTTTGGGGATTAAAAGACACTAATTTTTTTCAAATTGACTGCTTTGTAAAACGTAGCAAAATGAGAGCTCCAATTGTGTGGATGTGCCTATTTCAAAAAGAGCTACCAGATACTGTAATTGTACATTGGCGGTTTGAAGCACAGTTTTGGAATGACGAAATAGAGCGAACTATTACTGAAGTTGAAGATGAGTTTGGTATTAAACTAAATATTGTAAAAGTTCAAATACCAAAGGTAAAAAAGTACGATAGAATGCTAACAATGCATCCGTATTACCAAAACGGACGTATTTATTATAACGAAAAAAAGAAAAGCCATAACGATACCCAAGTAGGCTTATCTCAATTATTTGGATTAGAACCTGGTTACAAAACAAACGATGACTCACCAGATGCTGATGAGCAATGTATTACGGAACTCAGTAAATATATTCCTAGCTCAAGAGGCGCAAGTAAACCAAAAACAGCAAGGTACAAACGCAAAACAAGATTTTAAATTATGGCATATCAATTTTTAACAGCTGCAGACTTAGAAGCTCATATTATAGCACAATTTTTAAATGAACGTTCCGCAGAACCACAAACTGCAATTCTTGAAAGTTTAGAAGCTCAAAATATTGCAATTATTAAAACCAAGCTAAAAGGACGTTACAATATAGATGCCATATTTACAGCAACTGGTGCTGAACGACATTACCTAATTATTAAAATATTGGTAAAATTGGTTTTATACGATTTTATAAGGCGTAATGCAGGGCGTAAAGTACCAACAGATTATGTGAAGGAGTGGGAATGGGCAATGAAATTACTAGAGCAAATAAAAGCAGGAAAAGAAACACCTGACGGATTACCAGCCTATGTAAGCGAAGACGGAACTACTGGACGTATAATTTCAGGAAATAATAAAAATGAAGACTATTACATTTAACTATGAATAAATTAGGCGATAAAATTGCAACCAAAATATTAAGCTGGATACCTGATGGTAAAATAAAAGTAGAAGCTGCACTTAGAAGTGAAAAAAAAGGAAAGATCATTAGTGATGAAATTAAACGATCTTCCATACTTTTTGAAGCAAAAAATTTAAAAGATTGGAAAAATGCAATTGCACTTGCTACTGACACTGAAAATCCAAGTTTTTTACTTTTAAGTGAACTGTATAGTAATTTATTTTTAGACAGCCATACGGTATCTGTAATTGAAAGTAGAATTTATAGAGTGTTACGTTCTAAATTCGTATTTGTTACTGAAAGTGGTGACGAAGCGCCCGAAGTAAAAGCACTATTTGAACGCCCTTGGTTTGAAGAGTTTCTAAAACAAGTACTACTCTCAAAATTTACTGGTGTTAAATTATTGGAAATATTTCACGTTGACGATACTTTAGAATTGCACAAAACTTTTGCATTCCCAATGGAACATATAAATCCAAAAAAAGGAATTATTTTAAAAGAACCTGGAGACGAAACTGGGTGGGATTATCGTTCAGGAGTGTTAGAAGCTTATTACCTTCAAATTGGCGAAAATAACGACTTAGGAATGTTAGCTGATATTGCACCATTAATTTTAGCCAAAAAGTTAGCAATGGGTTCGTGGCTAGATTTTATTGAAAAGTTTGGAATTCCGCCAAGATATGTAACTACTGATAACATGACAACTGATAGGCAGGATGAGTTATTACAAATGATGTTGGAAATGGTTAATAACCACGTAGCAGTTATTCAAGGAACTGAAAAAATAGAAATTGGCAAAATTCCTGATACAGATGCTCACAAAGTTTTTGACCAAATGATTTCTCGTTTAAATTCTGAAATTTCAAAACGAGTGCTCGGCCAAACAATGACAACAGAGAGCGGATCTTCTAGGTCTCAAGCCGAAGTACATGAAAAAGTTGCCAACGATAGGCACGAAAGTGATAAACTTTTTGCACAATATATTATCAATAAAGAGTTAATTCCCCGTTTAGTTTCTTTAAGTAGTTTTTATACTCCTTTAGCCAATGTAACATTTGATTGGGATGAGAGTGATGAAATGGAAAAAGGTATTATAATTGATAAATCTGTAGCCTTAACGCAAGCAGGTTTTCAGTTAGATTATAAAGTATTGGCATTAAAAACAGGTTTACCAATTATAGGTTTTAATAAGGCACAAGAAACGACACCACCTGCAGAACCAACTAAAAAAAAAAGTCAATAGCTAACACCAAAGCAATAACTGCTTATTATAGTAATTATGTTTCAACGGAAACTTCAGTACAAGCTGTAGATTTAAGTTCCTGGAATAAAACTATTGATGAGATTGCAAAAAACTTGCACAATGGAAAATTAAAACCTACCGATTTACACCCTAGTTTAATTTCAAAAACATATAATAAACTTGAAAAAGGAGCTGCCGAAGGCTATGGAAAGTCCTGGTTAAAAATAAATACTGCAAACACAAAAACAGTACAACAATTAAAACAAAATATTTACAAGTTCTCAGGCGCTAAAACATACCAGCAGTTAGCTGAAATGAATAGCTTTTTAGTTGATCAAAAGGGTAAAATACGCTCTTATAGTGCTTTTAAAAGAAAAGTGGATGTAGTACACAAAAAGTACAATAGAAACTACTTACAAGCCGAATACCAAACAGCAAAACGTTCGGCTCAAGCTTCAAGGCAATGGAAAGGTTATGAAGCTAACAAAGACCTATTCCCAAACTTAAAATATATGACGGTTGGCGATGATAAAGTACGCCACGATCACGAAAAACTCCATGGTATAATTAAGCCAGTTTCTCATCCGTTTTGGGATACACATTATCCTCCTAACGGTTGGAGATGTAGATGCTATGTAAAACCAACAACTGAAGACGCAAATAAAATTAAAATAGAAATGGAACCCGACAAAGGTTTTGAATTAAATGTAGGTAAATCAAACAAAGTATTTAATGAGAATAATCATCCTTATTTTACATTTCCTGCAGGCGATGCTAAAGCTGTTAAAAAGGCTTTTGAAAACTTTAAACTAATTGCTTCTTATGGCAAAGCTCGTTATATAGCTGCTAACGGAGCTAAAGTGTTTGTAAGCCCATTTGCAGATACACAAGGTCTGTTTATTAATTATAGGAATGCTATTAAATTAGCAGATAGAGGCTTTGGTGTTAAAATTAGACCTCATATAGATGCAAATAGTATTAAAGGTTATAAAAATC